GCGGACTGGCAGCAAACTATGACGACATCGGGGCAACCTATGGTGCAGTGCTCGCATCGTCCACAGTGAAATATTATGGCAGCGCTGCGCAGGTCCTCTCTGAAGTTGTTTCCGGTATTGGTTGGGGTGCCGCTGGTCTCGGCCTTCCCCTGGTTGGCGGTGTGGGCGGCTCAAATCTGTTTGGTAGTGACTATCTAGCTGATTATCGGTCTAATGAGTTGTGTCCGATTTCGAGTGGGCACTGGGACCTTGCGTCGCTCGCGGGTGTGTGGGCGCTCTATTTGGGCGACGGCCGGGCGGACTCGGTCGACGAGTTCGGGTTCCGCTCTGCCTTATATCTTTTGTAGGAGGCTGGAATGATTTACGCTTACGGAAAGTTTATCGACAATTTGCGAACGGTGGAAATCTTGCTCCCCGTAGACGGGATGGAGCGTCTCGGGACGGAGCTGGCCACCGTTGACGGCAGGACGTACGTGTACCTGCCTGATACTGCTGCATTGCCAGTCCAGCCACCGGAGATCACGGTGGAGGGCGCGATATTGACGCCGGAGCTATTGGACGCCATCAAGAGCGCCAGCCCTCACGTGCTGCTGATCAATGCACGCGTTGTGGAGCAAATCAGGCAGAGATACAGTCTCGATGATGAGATAAAGATGCTGCGCATAGCTCCGAGCGACGAATCATCAGCGTACGTTGCGTACGTCGAAGAGTGCGTGGCATGGGGCCAAGCTGAAAAGGCGAAGATAGGGCTGGGGACGAGCTAGCGGGGTGGGATGAATAACCTCTCTTTCCTGCGCCATACCTTCCTTCGAGGATTCTACTCCAATCCGTTCACTCTGACCTATACGGCTGGAGCGAATGGTTCTGTCGTGGGGGCGTCTCCTCAGGTCGTGGATGCCGGAAATAGTGGCTCACCGGTAACGGCTGTTTCGAATATCAACTATCGCTTTCTCAGTTGGAGCGATGGAGTCTTAACCGCGACAAGAACGGATACAAGTATCTCGGGCAACATTACCGTTACTGCCAACTTTGTCGTTCTTGTTTACACTGTCAGCATTCCTTTGGAACGCGGGTCTCACATCCTCTCTGTTCAGACGACTGATTTGGTTGGGACCACCATGACGTCTCCGAAAACCTACGTCATGGCCTATGAACTCACAGAATACGGGATAGATGTGTACTCAGCTGATGCCAAGCTGGATGCCTTCGACGTGGTGCTGCATGATGAACTATTGCCTGCCCTGCCGACACTGGACTTCACCTGTGCAACGCTCCTGAGTAGTTCCATAGGAGCGGTTGTCAGGGAACGCGGCCTCAAACAATACCAATTCACCATCAAGACAGTGATCGCCGCAAACGGCCTGTACCAGTACGTCTGTGATGCCACAGAGAAGTACGTCCTGACTACTGCAATCATGACTCTCCAGACAGCCTATGGTGCAACATCTGACGCTATCAAGTTGATTGTACCCTCCCTGAATATCGTCAACGCGAGTCTGCTGGCACAGGCAACCTATCCACAACTACTTATGAACATCACACCCATAGATGTCATCGAACAGCTCATGATCCAGGCTCTGGCGCAGGCAAGTGTTCGCAATGGCAACCTGTATGTGTTCCCGCTGGACGTCAGTACTCAAATACCAGACTATCATATGCAACGCATTGACCCGCTCACGGCTTGGCAGCGGGACGAGGACATCTATGACGCAGTCGTGGCACATTATACAGTCAAGCAATATCCGACACCCGCCACCATCCTGACCCTCAATAACGCAGCCAGCTGGACGGGCACAGTGACAGATGTCACACAGGTAGCCACGACCCTGTTGCCGGTTCCAAGTGGCGCGTTGGGTATGTTGAAATCGGTAGGGAACGCATCACGGGCGGGACTGAGTACCCTGTTCCAGTATTTTGACAGAGTTCAATTCGGCTGGAACCCTGTTACGGCAACGACTGTCCTCATCTCGCTCCAGCAGGACGCGAACAACAAACTGGAGTTTACTCATTACTTCAATGGACAGGTCGGCGCGGGCTTCGTTCTTAATCCTCCTGGTACGGTTTCTACGGATACGCTCACGAAGAACATCACACTTTCACCTGTCCAGTACGTCATGTCGGTAACAGGGAACACGACTGCAAACTGCTCCTATCGTGTGACCCTCTTGGATGCTGGTGGAGCGGTTATCTGGCAAGACGCATGGCGCAGTACCATCGGTGACACCTTCGAGGCTGACGTACCTACGAGTGCATCGCAAGGGAGCCAAGTAACGACGGTCAGGATAGAGTTCAAGGACTTGTACCTCATTGGCGCGGACTACGGAGTTCAGTGCATCCAGTGCAATATTCAAGTGCAGGTATATCAACAAACTGGTTCTCATCAGGTATTGACTGGGTCGCATCAGGTATTGACTGGGTCGCATCAGGTACAGACGGGATCTCATTATCAGGTTGTTTCATTGACACAGTACACCATCGTTTGGGGTTCCTATTCCGGCTATGACGGCTATGTTTGGACTTATTGGGTCGCCGTCGCCGTCGCTGCTCTCGGTTCTGGTCAGATATATCAAAGTCCTGCAACCGTAAGTTCATTGCCTAGTGGGGCATCATTACTTGCATGTGTTTATGACCCTCCGAATAGTGCTTACCCTAATGGTGATTATTCTATCGGTATACGCGTGCCAACTGGCGGTAGCCAGCCAAACTCAGTTCTGACGGCTACTCTTTTGCAATTAGTCTACGACTACACCACAGTCTACGACTACACCACAGTCTACGACTACACCACAGTAAATGACTACAGCTGGGTGTCTTCTTACTTCATGTGGAGTTCGTCCTTCAATCTCTTCGAGGCGGTGGACGTGCCGCTGAACACGATGATCCGCACTGGCAATCCTGTGACTCTCCAGACGATTGCGCTCACGTTCACTGGAGACAACTACGTGGACACACTGGTACTCGTCGTCGATAACCCTCTGCCAGCCACTGTCAGAGCCGGAACAGGGTCGAGGGCATTTGTCGTTGCGGAGAACTTCAACTCAGCAGCAGGCGCACAAGTATACGCCGATGGACTGCTGCCCATCGTCTCCGTGGCGCGAGAGCAGTACACGCGTGATGTCTCGCTGGCAACTGACCTCTCCGTGGGCGACACCGTCAACGGGGACGGCACGAACTTCACTGTCCGCTCAATCGACTACAGACAAGACGGCAAAACCATAGCAGTAGGTCAGGCTATGGACACGTTGATGACACGACTTCAGGAAGAGACACGACGGATAGATATTCTTGAAAGGAAGGTGTGACATGTACATACGCGCACGCTTTGATGCTTACCTTGACCTGTCAGTCGGTTCACTGGACACCATCTCAGCAGAACCTCTCCGAACGTGGAAAGTGACCGGAACAGACGCCGCAATCGAAGCGTTCCGCGTAGCAGTCGGCGGGGTAGTTGTTCCTGATAAGGACGTCGTGGTGATGAAGACTGGGGGGAAGGTGGCTGCCGCAATAGTGGAGAAGGTAGCACAGAAAACAGTGATAGAGGCCAACCTTGCTGAAATAGTCGCTGAGTTGCTGGTACTTCACACTATTCCAGTTGAAGTCATTGCCAAGCCGGTTGAAGTGGTTGTTAAACCACTGGAGCTGTAGATGAAGTTCCCAGTGTGGTTGAAGATTGTGGCGTTGACCGTGCTTGTTGCGGTGATACTGATGGACGTGATGCTACTGTGCTCGCGATAGGGGGTTGAAATGCCAGACGACAAAGTCAAGGCGGTGTGCATACAGCGCACCGAAGACGCCAAGGCGAAGGTGGAGCGTGAAATCCAAGACATGAGACATGAGCGGGAAATGCAGATCGCCGAGACGAACAAGAATGTCTCCGACTTAAACACAGCCCTCGCCATCCTGACAAAAGACGTCACGTCACTCGTTGGTGACGCGAAGGAAAAAAGCAGCCGTATGGATAACCAGGACAAGCTCATTGCTACCAGTCAGGAACAGATGACCGCTATCTTGAGCTGGCAGAAAGAAGAACTGGCGCGCCATACGCGGGAAGAGATCGAGAAGAAAGAGGCTATTGCAAAAGTGGAGCAGGACCGCAAAGAAAGGAGCAAGCCGTGGCTGCAATTGGTCTTCAACATCCTGGAGAAGTTCGTATGGATATTGCTGACCGGCGCCTTGGCATGGATGGCATACATGCTGGCGATTGCAAAAAGAATGGTGGCAAGATGAATGACATCAAGAAAGGATTTGACTACGCGTCAGCAAGGCCCGACTTGGATGCATTGAGGGCGGCAGGCGTATTCGTAGCAAGATACGTTTGCGCCATCTTCGGCACAAAGGTCATCACGAAAGAGGAAGCGGATGACATCAAGGCTCACAATCTTGGTCTGGTGCTTGTCTACGAACAGTATGAGCATCGTCCTGAAGAGGGACGTGCCGCAGGACACGCAGATGCTCTTGTGGCGCTTTCACAGGCGCGGGCTGCGGGCTTTCCCGAAGATAGGCCCATCTACTTCGCGGTAGACTTCGACGCACGGCCTATTCACCAACCCTCTATCGACGAGTATCTTCGCGGTGCAGCCGAAGTCCTCGGCCTTCCGCGTGTCGGTGTCTATGGCGGTATCAACCTCATCGACAGATGCTGGGCGAGTAAGACTGCAACGTGGTTTTGGCAGACAGGCGCATGGTCTTACCATAAAGAATCCATCCATGCCAACTTCGTCCAGATGACCGACTTAAACGGAACGATAATGGGCGGTGAAAAGGTTGATATCAACGAAACGAGGCAAGCGGATTGGGGAGCAGCATTCATGGAGAAACCAGTTGTAGTACCTGCACCTAGAGTATTGACGAAGGCTGAACTGAAACTTATTGACCTCAAGATCATTGACCCGGGACATGACCCTACTGGTGTTGTGTCGTGGGGCGCTATGGAGTGGACAATCTATCGTCTACTCACGTATCTAGGCAAATAGGAGGTACCATGAACAATCTACCGAGTATGTGGATATGGGTGATTGGCTTCTTTGCGCCGATCATCGCGTCTGTCCTGCTCAAGAAGAACTGGGACGGACGTATCAAGCAGTTGATCGCCTTCGCGCTGTCAATCGGTCTGGCCATCCTCGTCATGTGGCTGGACGGATCGCTGGCCAAGGTGATTGCGGCCGGAAATCTCCCGTATATCCTGGGAGCCGTCCTTGGCGAGGCAGAGTTCGCCTTTAAGCAGATTTGGTCGCCGTACCTGTTGGAGACTGCGGTCGAAAAGAAAGCGACGGTAGACTTGAAGCAGGTGCTCTACGTTGACAAGGCCATACCTATTATTGATGCTGGCAAGCCGATCGTCCCGGCGACAACGCCGACAGAAGAGTTGAAGTTGTAGCCTCACCTGCCAGGAGCAGGAAGAGATCCTCGCCCGATGCTTTTTCAGGTCGGGCGTCGCAGTTTGGCGTCAGATTGCCCCCTGGGCAGACCGGAACATCAAAAAGAGGCCCCAGGAAGAGATCTCGCGAAGAGAGACGTGGTTTGTACGTCCGGCTTCTGAATAGCGCGCCTGCGTGGACAGCGCGTGAACCAACCCCCGTCAGGATCCTAGTACGTCGATGCCATTACGATGCCATAAGCTGCCGACGTTGTCGATTGAGCGGCCCACGCGCCGTTCTTCGTGATGGTGACATCGAGCCAGCCGTACTTCCCCGCGTTCTGGAACTCGCAGGAGACCATCGTGCCGGTTACTGTGTAGGTGGCAGGGACGGTTCCCTCGACAGACTGGGATGTCGAACTGCCGCCAGCGGTTATGGTCAGGTAGTTGCCGGTGAACTTCACGCTGTCGGATCCGGTGAGATACTTGAGATCCTTGTTCTTCGTCATGCCCGTGACCGTGATCACCCATGTGGAATCGGTCACAACGGGCGCAGCGATTGGCGCAGGTTCTTCCGGGATACTCACTGCAGGGCTGGCACAGCCCGCGATAAATGTCAGGAGTAGAACCACAAGAATCAGCGCGAATACTCTCCCTCTGTGCATGGTTGCCTCCCTATGATTCGATAGCATACGCTCACCCGTCGCGAAATGCAAAGGCCCCGCACGCACGAGTGAGGTGATACGGGGCATGGGTTGGTGCGCCAGTTCCCTGCGAGGGTCGGTACGCACCATATGTTGCGGGTGTGGCTGGCACCCGCTGTCCTCGGAGGCAGCGCGGCATAGTGCCTGCTGACCTCATTGAGGATACAACCCTTGTGGGCATTCCAAATCTCTGCGAGTATTACTGACCGGTGTCACATGTGACCACGGTCGCACGGTCACGTGTGACGCAGGAGCAGGCTGCCGATGTCCGGCGGTTCCTCCTCAGCGGGCGCGGACGGATGTCGCATGTACTCCTCGAGCTCGCGTGCCAACTTCTCATGCATGGCATCCCGCAGCCAAGTCGACATCGGGCGGTGTCGCTTGATGCACCAGATCTGCAGTTGCTCGCGTTCCTCGGGCGGGACGCGGAAGTGGCACTGCACGGTACCCTGTTCGTCCGGCTGCTCGAGGAAACTCTTCGGCCTGGTCATGCCCACACTCGCCCTTCGATCTCTGCCATGAGCGCGAGGTACGCCGCGGCTGCTTTGCTCGCCGGCTGCCATCGCCACACCGGGATGTGGCGCTTCACCGCTCCCCTGATGGCGACGTACAGCGGCAGCTCGGTGTCGAACATGGCCTCCTTGTAGTGGGCGCGCATGGCAGTGATCATCTCGGCGTCGTCGGTGGTGTTGGTCCGCACCTGGTTGACCACGATGCCAACGATGCTGAGCGTGGGGTTCCACTTCAAGCGCAGGCCCACAATGCTCTTCATCAGTCCGCCGATGGCCATGTCCGACCAGGCGTCCGGAAGAACCGGGATGACTACCGAGCTCGAGGCGATCATGCCGGCGGCGAAGAGTTGCCCCAAGGTCGGGGGCACGTCGATGACCACGACGTCATACCCGGGGAGTTCGGAGAGTGCCCAGCGGACGGAGGGCAGCACATCCTGATCCTTGTTGGCCTCCTTCTGGGAGAGTGCGATATTTGCGCCCAGGAGGTCGAGGTTGGGCGCGACGGGCAGGGGGCCAACGCGCCCACGGGCGTACTGACCAGCGGGACAATGGGACACGGTGATGACGTGCTGACATTCACAATATCTTCATTGTGTTATTGTAAGGCCGACTATACTACAGGTGCACAATCGATCTAGGAGGATCGCACATGGAAGACATCATGGAACTGCGAGCAAAGTTCTTGCACCAGGAAGTAAAGATTGTCGATGGATCCCCGGAGGACGGCGAGTTTGGCTATGTTGTCGGCGTGACAGCTCATTCGGCTGAACCGATTACCGTGCTGTTCTATCACATGGGCGAAGTGAAGCATCAGAACTACTATCGCGCAGTCGACCTTGCGTTGACTGGTGACGACTGGAAGGAAGGAAAACCGCGTGATTCTGCAGTTCGCTGTAGAAAATCGCGGTTTGATGCATTGTGGCGTATTATAGACTCGAAGGGTCCGCATGGTGTGGGAAGCGGCACACAAGGAGGCGCGTGGTCACAATACTTAGCTGAAGTCCGGCAGACGTCGGAGAAGGAGAAGAATGAAGCGAATACAGGAAGCGAGGCCACTAACGAAGTGGCTAGCGAAGAAGCGAAGATCGACGATGTGGTTGGCGCAGGAAGTGGGCGTCTCATATCCGACAGCCTGGGCCTGGATCAAGGGAATGTCTTGGCCGACACTTCCCAATGCCAAGAAACTGGCGAAACTGACCGGCCTGAGCTTGGAGGAACTGACCGAGTAGGAGAAGCCCGTGCTGACTGAAGAAGAATGCAGAGAGGCTCAGGTGGCAAAACGGAGAGAGGCTCAGCTGGCAGCGCATCGCCGATGGTATGCTGCTAACCGAGAAGCGGTGGCAAAGAGAAACGCCGCGTGGAGGAAAGCCAACAGAGAACACATAGCGAAGCAGGTAGCCGCGTGGCAGAAGGCCAATCCTGCAAAATGTGCGGAATATAGTGCCAAGTGGAGGGCCGTTCATCCCAACATTCATTCCAATAGAGTCGGAAGGCTTACTGATGAAGAGGTAAAGAGTCGCGATCGCGAGAAGGCTGCCCGACGGCGTGAACTACATCCTGAAGAGACCAAGGCAGCGAATCGTGCCTACTACCGGCAGAACGCAGACAGACTCAATGCCGCTCGTTCAGCCTGGGACCAAGACAACCACGAGAAAAGTATAGAAACGCACCGGGTGTGGCGTTTGGCTCATCCTGCAGCGTCGGTACTGATGGATGCCAAGCGCCGAGCCGCCAAGTGCGCGAATACCCCGATTGAGGACATGTTGACCTCGACCGAATGGCTGGCAATCCTCGCCCAGGCTGATGGGCATTGCGCCTATTGTGGCAAAGAGGCCAGACTGACCTTAGATCACGTCATATCCTTATCGAAAGGAGGTAAACACTCAAGAGATAACGTCGTCCCGGCATGCGGTCACTGCAACAGTAGTAAGGGCAACAAGACGCTCGAAGAATGGAACGCGAAGAGGCTGAAACAACTGACGAACTAGCACCACGACACGAGACCTTGGAGGTTCGAATGAGACGCAATAGCCTATATTGGGACCAGGCGTTTGCCCTGGGCGTGGAGAACGTGCGTCTGCGCAGGGAGAACAAGCAGCTGCTGGAAGAAGTCGCCGATCTGCGAATGCTCTATGAAGCCTGCCGCAACGATCGCGACAGGGCCATCGAGCTGCTCAACGGGGTTACCAGTCACTCGGTCGCTTGTGACCACAGTACCGATGTCACGTTGTCACTGAGTCACTCGTGACCGTGGTCACATGTTGCTCACATACCAGGAACATGCTCACATGTGGCACTCGCTTGCGGATCTCGAACAGGTCCTGCTTGCGAAGAGCCACGATCAGCGACACAAGCGGCGCGACATCGCCGACCTGTGGGCGCTGTATACTCGGTTCGTCATACCGGGCAAATGCAAAGGGGTCAAGGCTTGACACTTGCCTGGTGTCTGGTACTCTACCAGTTGCCCGCCGTCGTGCCAGAGACCTTGGAGTAGCTAACACGCCGCCGGGCACTTGTATTTTTTCGCCGTCTGTGCTACGGTGACGGAACGACCTTGGAGGTTACCGAGAATGCCACTTGACT